GCGGTAATGAAGTTAGGCTCTACAGAAACTTCCTGGATACCAGGAACATCAACTGCGGCACCATAAGTGATTCCGCCTGATGCATCTGCAGTAACTGGATAAACTTTGCAATCTTGCACATCGAATGTGACTGTTGAAAGTGCTGCTGGCATTTTGAAACTCCTTGTTTGTTTCTGCTAGTCGCATCTCTTATGAGATACGTATTTATACTTACATCATTTAAGGTATAGGAACGGTATCCTCTTAAGGATTAATGCGTGCCCAAACCTTGTTTGCAACAATACCATCTTCAGCGAAGCCGACAGCCTTCTGATAAGCCTTAACAGCTTCTTCTGTTTTTGGACCAAAGTTGCCATCGATTGATGTCTTGTATCCAAATTTATTTAGCAAAGTTTGTAAAGTTCTAACTGCTGGACCACTGCTTCCTAATTTTAAAACAGGATTACTTGCAGCAAATTCTTTTCCGCGGCGAACGGTAGCTACAGTATTTTGAACGGCTGGCGCTGTAGCTGGTTTTTGTTCAGCAGGCTCTGCACTGGCTGTCGGTGCCGCAGGCTTCCCGGCAATATTGTTTGCAGCCATCCATTTCTTAACAGCTTCAGGTGTATTATCGCCTTCTGTATAACGTATATGCCATGGTTCCTCTGGAACAACTTCCCAAGAAAATCCAAACTTTACACAATTATCGACCATCCACTTAAGTCTTTCACCGCTGGCAGTATGGACATCAATGGCTAAGCCGCTATTGTGCTGGCTGGTTCCAGGTGCCGCAAGTGGGGCGTTGCCTTTTTTTAGATACCATTTTTGACCTTCAAAGGTGCGGGTAGATGCGCCCTCTATAGGCTCTTTTTGGTATCGCATCTTGAATGCAGACAATTGAGAATCATAAGTTCTATAAAGGTCTCCGGCGGATGTCGGTTTCAGCTCAATACCGTCAGCGGCAGCAGCAGCCTTCATTGCCATCCAAGCATAAGCTGCAGCATGATGAAGTTTTCCGCCGTCCACCTTAACAAGCAATGATTCAGGCAATTTTCCAGGGGTGGTACCAGCAAGGTCGGTTGGCATTGTTACTTTTTTAATATACAAATTAGACATTTTTTATCTTTCAGTCAGCTGATTTTTTATCTACTTTTTTGAAAACACCATCGATTTCATCAACAGATAACTTACCATCATCTAAGAAAGCACGCGAGAGGCCCTCAACAACAGTTGCTACTCCGGCTATGCCGGCCATGAATACCGCTTTTATTACCGGAACACCAGCGATAGTGCCAGCGCCGATGACGCCGAGTCAAAGTTTGTTTATTCATAAATGTTTATCGGCACCAGAGAACCCCAGTGCCGCCAACAATTAATGCTTATTTCGAAGCGCTAAAAAACGAAGCGATTTTTGGGTCGCCAATTTTGCTGCTTGCGAATGACAGAACCGCAGCCACTACTGGCATACAAAGAGCTGTAAGCATTGGGTCTACGCTGTACTTGTTGCAAAGATAAACAACAACACCCATAGCGCCGCCTTTAGCTGCTTGGTCTACGTGTTGGTTGGTGAGGTTGACTTCTTTTGCAGGTGCTGATTTAGCTGAACCCATTTTTTCTCCTTAAGATAAATATTTCAACCCGGGTGGGTTGATATAAGTCTTAACGAATGAGTCGTATAGCCAGACTATGGTCTGGGCTTGTTTTGTTTATCCAGTATGCGTTTCATTAAGTCACCAATAATACTTTTATTTTCAACATCATCACCTTCGGTTACGGCGTCGACAACAAGCCTCTTGGCTTCAACCAAATCGTAAATATCTTCATCGATAGTATTTGCGCCGAGTAAATACCAAGCCTGCACATTGTTCTTTTGTCCAATTCGATGACACCTATCTTCTGCTTGGTCGTGTTCTCCAGGCGTCCAACCTTGTTCAACAAAACATACATCTGATGCGGCGGTCAAAGTTAGACCTACGCCACCAGCTTGCAGGTTTAATACAATTACTCGGGCTTCAGGATTGTTCTGAAATGTATCAACTGCATTCTGTCGAGCCTCCAATGTATCGCGCCCACTAATTCTAAGGCCACCATATTTTTCAGCTAATTTATCTACAAGTGAAACGTGATGAGCAAAAACAATAAGTTTTCTATCGCAAGACTCCAAGAATGAATCAATCCATTCGGTTACCGATTCAAATTTAGCTTCTCCTGCTAAGCGCTTTAGGATGCCGGTCCTCCTTAAGTGTTCTGCCGAATCAGACTTTCTATATCCATGCTCAGCCAAAAACGAAACTAAGTCCACCTCGGCTTTTTTGTATTCTTTATACCCAAGACCAGATGGCTCAACGTGAATTACGCTTCTGAGTTTTGGTGGCAGCTCTTTTAGGACTTCATCTTTAGTCCTTCTGATGTAGCATGTCTGCCTTAATTTCGTATTTAATTCCGAAAGATTTGAGGCCCCTTTAGTATCCCAACCAAATCCATTATGATACGCGCCGGTATATCTTTTTAGAAAAGCCCATTTCCCTCCAAAAGCACCGATTGTGCCCATAATTTCAAGCTGACTAACAAGCTCTTCTGGACGATTGGTTACTGGTGTGCCGGACAGCAAAAGAACTGTCCCGGAACGTGGAACTGCTTTAGCAATCTCTTTTGCTGATTTAGCCCTTTTTGACGAGCTGTTTTTGACATAGTGTGACTCATCAAAAATTAGACCATTTGGCGACAGGTGAGTAATCGCTTCCGTGAACTTATACAAAATGTCGTAATTTACAATATTTATATCTGATGATGTGATATCTGATTTGCCGGAAACAACATTTACTGTCCTGTGAGGCATCCACTTAGACGCTTCACGCTTCCAGTTTTCTTTGAGCGAAGCAGGGCAAATAATAACCAAGGGGAATGAATTTTTGTATTCTGCAATAGCTAAAGCCTCAACAGTTTTTCCTAAACCCATTTGGTCCGCTATTAAACACCTACTGACTTGAGAAGCGTAAGAAACAGCAGCTTTTTGGTATGGCATTAACGTGCCCTTTAAGGTCGGCACATCAATGTCGGCATCTGCTGAAGTTGATTTTTCAAGTAATTCAGTTTCAGTTTTGGTTTGGTCTAAAATTATTTTTCTTAAATCATCCGACATTTCAAGATTGAATTTGTCAGCTATCTCAATGGCAACAATAGATATTGGGGTAGTCCAAACCTTTTTTTTCACATCCCACATTCTGTTTGGAATAGATTTAACCAAATTGACTATTTGCGCATTAAAAGGAAAATTAAAAATAAGTTTATTAGTCTTAGATAGAGTGATTGAGCCCAGGCCATTTTCTAACCTAGTGTGATACTGTCCAAATACGTCAACAAGACCGTCTGCAGCTTTGAAGCCATAATTATTTACCAGTGAAGCCACTTGTTCAGTCGCTTCCAGTGGCGCTACCCACACATTGTTGCTTGATATCCATTGGATTCCTTCAATTGTTTTAAGAATTTCATTGAGTTGTTCGTTGTATTCCGCTTCTATTATATAAGCAAAATTATTGGTGTAGACAGCATTTTTGTTTATCTTTTTTCGGCTTTCATAGATTAAAGCTAAATCTTTTGAGGCCGAATAATTACTTCTTGGCGGGGCTTCAATTTCGTCGTATTCAATACCGAATTTAGCCAGTTGATTTTGATATTTCGCTAAAAGAAGCCAAGTTTCGTAGGTGATTGCCTGGGTCCAATGAGATGGATTTAAAAGCGCAATTTGAAGTCCAAGTTGCGCGTCAGCGCGACTGAAACCAACGCCATCGGTAGATGAAGCCCCATTGCAAACATTTGCAATGGAAGTAATCGACTTAACCAATTGTTGGTTGTCGTAAATAATTAGTCCCGAATTACTGTTGCCCATAATTTGTAATCGTGAGCTTCTGCAGCATATTGGTTCTCGATTGATGCTCTACGGTGGGCAATAATAGCTTTCGTTAATTTTTCAATCTCTTCTACATGTTTTATTCTTGGGTCATTGCCTAAAAGTGCCCGCACTTCTGATAATCTCTGACTGACGCCATTGCGATACCTCATTGACTTTCTCACCCAATCGCTAAATTTTTGTTTTTCCTCAAAGTATTCAGAGGCAGCGAGCATGCCAAGTTCAACATCTTTAGCCATTAAGTCAATCCTGTTTTTATGAAATGCCACCTGCGAATCACAATCAGACAATGCAGTTATTAAGGCTTGACACCAAGTAAATCTATTTTCTGGCCTTTGCAGCCATTCGACATCTTCTTCCGAAGCAGTACCCTTACATTCCTGCTTGGCCATTTCAAGTACGTTTTTATCTATCGGCATACAGAATCCTTAATTATGTAGAGAAATTGAATAATAACCAGCTATCAACCATAGCAGGGAAGGATGCGAATAACTACTATTTGTTGTTTCTGTGGTTTTCTAAGTGTTGGTCTAATTTCTCGGAAATCATATTTATTTGCGCGTAGTTGTTGTCAACTTGTTTTTCAACCCTGTCTATAGACCTTCCGAGGTTCTTGCCCATAGTGTCTATATTTTTATTGGTCATATCCAACAGGCTGACTACATACTCATGGTCGGCCTTATTGCTCGCCCATTTTTCTTCTGCTAAAAGCTGAGAAAGTTTTGCTTCTTGACCTCGCTTCTTGCCTGAGCGATAAACAAACTGCATGTACCCAACACTAACCAAACTTGACGCTGTAATTAGCGCTACTAATACCTCATTCATGAGATTCTGGCTCTTGCATGTGAAGCCACATTGCTGCGGCTAGAGCCATAACCGTTCCCCATAAAGCTACTTTTTGAGTAAATCCTGAAAGGGTAAAATACATTACAGTAGAGCCCGCGAGGGTAAACCCTAATCCAAAGACTCCGTAGACGAATTTTTTGGTAAATTTCTTCCAGCTCAAGGTTTTTACTCCATTCCTGTAGACATATATGCTTAAATGTCGTATCCATTCTAAACCATCCCACGCAATTTCGCCTGAGGGTTCTTGTTCTTCTTCTTTTCTGACTGCTAAATTACCGCCCGGATTTGGCTTGTTTGGGCTAGATGGATTACTGGAGCCAGAATTACCACCAAAAGCTGAAACCGCAGTGATTGTTGCGCCGACTAAAGTCACAGCAATTACGCTTCTTCTTGTGCCCACATCGATGGTTGAACCGATTGCTGTGTAGTTATCAAAAACACCAGCGAAAACATTTATTTCTTCTTCAAATGCCTCCCTTACTTCTGTTGGCGCTCCCGCAAGTGCCTCGGCAATTGCAGTACCCGTTTCTTCCGAGACCTCGGCAACAACGATTGAGGCAAACACTTCCGTTGCTTGTTTGCCGTCAATGCTTCCAAGCACTTTGGCGCTCGTTGCCAGTTCCGTTGCTTGTTCACTCGGGATACCACCTTCCTGCTCAATTATCAACGTGACAATTTTGCTTACTTGTTCTTTAGAAATAACCTCTGATT